TTCGCTACCTGTAACCTATCGTTTACAAGTAAAGTAGTATTGGCAACCTGCATACGATCACTTACTAATGATCTAATTGCTGTATTAGTTGCCGTTAAATTAGTATTTACATTAACGATTCTCGAGTTTGTATTAGCAAGAGCTGCACGTTCAACTGCTTTAGTCTGGAAAGTTGTAGTAGCATTCGCTACCTGTAATCTATCATTTATAAGTAAAGTAGCGTTTGCTACCTGTATCCTATCATTTACAAGGATAGTGGTATTAGCAACCTGCATGCGGTCATTTATTAATGCTCGAGCTGCAGTATTCGATATAAATGTGGCATCTGGGTTAGAGTTAACTGTTATGAAAGTTGAATTGCCCGATGCAGTTACGGTAGATCCGACAAAGTTAAGGGTCGTAATATTCGTTCCTACATTACTACCTTCTTCCTTGACCGTTAGACCAGCAGCTGCATCACCACCAACAAATTTATTAGAAGCAGAATCGTATTTAAGAAACTTTCCGTTTACCTTAGCAGTTGCTCTATCAACATCATCTAGAAATTCTAATCTAACTTCGCCACCGCCTGATGATCCACCAACGCCTGTAGTGGCTAATCGAGTTACCTGTTGGCGTATCTGATCACGGAAAGTCTCATAATTATCTTCTATAGATTTACGTATAGATTCCGTATCAACTTCTATGCCATCTCTACCAGGAGTTCCTTGAGGTCCAATAGGTCCTTGCGCGCCAGGATCGCCTTTATCACCTTTATCGCCTTTCGGTCCCTGTAACCCCTGCGGACCGATCGGTCCTGGTTCGCCCTGTTCTCCAATTAAACCTTGTTCGCCCTGAGGTCCGACGGGTCCTAGGAATCCTCGTTCCCCTTGATCTCCTTTCTCACCAACTTCACCCCTATCTCCTTTGGCACCTATCGCGCCTACTGGACCCTGTTCTCCAATAACGCCCTGTTCACCTTGTGGACCAATATCTCCCTGTTCACCTTTCTCCCCAGGAACACCCTGACCGCCACGTGGTCCTACTACCTTACCAACCTTGAATACCTCTCCGTCCTCACGAATAAGTTGGAGCGTATCCTCCTCTATAATTGCTTTTTCGAAGGTATATCCTCGATCGCCTTTTTCTCCTACAGGTCCGCGAGCTTCGACTACTATCTTACGTTCCGGACCAGAATCGCCCTTTTCTCCTTTAGGTCCACTCGGACCAACAGGACCAGCCGGACCAGGAATGGCTTCAGGTATAACTATTTTTTCTTGGATTTCTTCTACGAGTTTGGCAATTTTTTTGTCAGCATACTTAATAGACGCTGCTAAAATTTTTGCTTCATTTAGCCCGTTTGACATGGTCTAATCCTCAGTCAGCGCATCATCAAGAACTTGCGTCATTTTTTCTACGAGCTGTTTTTCCTCTTCTGACATTTCTTCAGGTGGTTCAAAATCTTCAATCGGCTCTTCTTCTACGACAGGAATTACTGATTCGAACTCATCCTCTGCATCGCCACCTTCGCCTTCTTGGCTTATCTCATCATCCGTTTGTTTTATTTCTTCTTCAGTCATACGTAATACATTTTTACGAACCCAGCCTGATGAGAAATATTTACCAACATAGGAATCTATATCGCCTAGTAATCGTAGTCTCTCTGTTAAGACCTCAGTTTCTTTGAGTTCGCTGAAATGATTGTCTTCTACAAAATTATAGTATATGTGCTGCTTAATATCCTGCCACTCTTTACGAGTCGTGACTCCCATTAGAGCAAGATGTATTTCTAACAGATCATTAAACAGGGAAGTGAAACGATTACGTAGTCTCTGGATAAATTTATTAAATTTTAATTCATCTCGCGTTATTTCAGACGCACGTCCAAGATTGAACTGATTCTCCGCTTCCATCCTAGAAGTCGGCACATTTAATGACTTGTAAAGTTTACGACGGAAGTAATCAACATCATCCATCTCACCGAGGTTTTGACCACCAGGAAGTGTAGTTATCTCCGTTCCTCGACCGCCTTCTCTACGCGGTAACCAGAAATCTTCAAGCATTGTCATAAATTTACGGTCGTCTCTAACCTCTCCAGTCTGAGCATCATATGTAAGTTTATTTTTATGTTTAACCATCATATCGCGCAGATACTGTTCAGCTTTCATTTTAGGTAAGTTACCAACATCGATATAGAAGATCCTGCGCTCGGGCGCTCGCGCGAGGCGATAAATGACAACGGCATCTTCTAGCATGCGAAGTTGATTTAAAGGTTTAATCGCTTTGTGGAGATGTGAGTATATTAAGCTATTACGATTATCGAGTATGCCGGAATGGCAATAACTGATAGAATCTTTTGCTATCTTCACGCCCTGCGCCTGATTCTTTACGGTGATACCAGACGCATTGTATAGATAATACTCATTCATACCCTTGTAGATTGTAGCACCGCTACGTTTATCTTTTTCTTTGATAGGCTCTTTTATTTTACGAATCTTACGAGGATCGATATAACGTAAGTCTTTAATACCAGCTCGTGGATTCTTCTCGTCAATTACGATGTGATGATAGAGCCGACCATCTATATACCACTTACGAAACAGATCGTATGCGTTATTTTGAAAGTCTAACATTTTTAAGACGTCGTTGAATGCCTCACGAATCTTTTTCTTTATGGATTCGTTATAGTCAATCTCGTCAAGAACTATCGTTACTGGTCCCTCTTGATCGTCTACTATTATCGCTTCGTTTACGATATCTTGAATAGCAGAGTCGCATTCAGGTTGAATCGACATCTCTCGATATTTTGTTACAAGGTCGCCCTCGTTTTTAGCTTTTCCCTCTAGATCAACATAAGTTCCGTAAGCACCTCCTGGTGCTATTTCAATCGATCCATCTTCTTGCGCGGGAGAAACTATAGATGGCAGAGTTTCCTGTTCTGCCTCTGTCTTTTTTCTAGCTATTGTAAATCCAAAGAGTTCAGCCATTATATCATTATCCTAAGAATCTTGAATTATTTCTATTATTTATAATGATTAGAAGGCACAAAAAAAGGGAGCCAAAGCTCCCTTTTGATGTAATATGGTAAATATTAGTTGATAAGACCACCGAATGATGTAGCAACATCAACCGTGAAGTAGTCATAACTCCAAGTTACCGCATATTCTTCAATCGCATCAGTCGTATCCCATGCGAGTTCAATGGCAGCGATAGATGTTGGGAACATTCCAACGAACTTGTATTCCCGTATGACATTACCCTGTTTACCAAAGTGAATCACAGAAGCCTGAGATTTATACGCCTCTGGGTTTGCTCCAGTAAGACGTAAGTTGCCCTGTGTACTATTAATACTCTGCACCCACTCCTCAAGACCAGCGCGAACAGCGAAGTCCTCATCATTAATCATGGTAACAGTCCAGTCCTCATAGGTACGATTGCCCGCAAACTTAATTGGGCGACCGAAATAGTTTACCGTGATTGGATTTAATGTGGTAGCAGGGATCTGCGCAGCTTTACACATAAACCGCACTTTGTCATCTGCAGCACCATTAAATGGGTTAGTGATATTAACTTCAAAGAGTGAGGGACGGGCACCCCCAAACTCCATTTGTCCCTGAAATTCTTGAACCGAAAAAGTCATTTTTTTCTCCTAGTTACTTTTATTTATAATGCCCGATTAGAACTTGCCAACTATTTCTTCAAAATCAACTCCGGTGCGGACCGCAATAAAGTTAAGTTGAATGAAATTGATTGAGCGAGCTGGCTTAATATAAATATCACCGACGAACTCATTTCGGTCAATAACCTCTCCCGTGTTGTTTGTTTCGTCACAAACAACTCGGAAATCTGTGATTCCTCGGCGACCCTGAACGTCCCTAAGGAACGGTTCAACCAGATTCCTAAACTGCGCCCGAGTGAATGCATCGTTAAACTCGAAGAGAGTAAACTTAGCAGCGGTTGAAATCGCTTTCTCGAGAACAATAAAGAGTCGGCGAACGTTGATCCGATCAAAAGCACTCGGTTTGGATAAGAGTGTTTTATCACCGAACAACACCGTTCCTTGCCCAGGGAAGGTTACGATTGGGTTGATTCCAGATTTATAAAGCTCGTCACGATCTGCTTTGCGTGGGTTGAAAGCAAGTTTAGCAACGTTCTTAATATTACCCCTGTTAAATCCAGCAGGTGAGTACCATGGATCTCTGGTTGTATCAGTTCGAACCATGAGACCAGCGGTGTCGCCATTCGATGGGATATACCGGAAAACATCATTATACTTATCGTATTGATATTTCCAGGTACTATCTAGCACCGCATAGGATGTTGATGGTAACGTATTCCGGAACTCAACGATATCTTCTCTTTCCTTACCAACGTATGTCGAGTTATTCACGACATCAGCTTCTTCAGGCGAGAGACATACGATACAATCAAGTCGCGTTTCACAGATGTTATTGATAATATGAGTAGCAACTGTTTGGTTGGCGGCAGCTCCGAGGATAAGCGAAACATCCACATCCTCTGCTGACTCAAAGAGATCATATCCGTTAATCAGTTCAGCATTCGATGGGTTCCCACCACTATCGCCGCCAGACATCGATGTAGTCTGAGGTTTCGTTGAGGAGGCAGTAAATGTTTGTGATGCCAGAGGTGTTCCCGTGATTCCTAATTGAGGATCGTGACCAGCCCACCATATCCAGTTTGATCTG